CTAATTTCGAAAAAATTGCGCTTTGGTTTTCCATTGCCACCTTTTTCACATATATCTTTTCATGATGAAACAAATCGACCAAGCATTAGCACCAATAAGTGGATACTTAATATCAATTACACGAGATACTGTGAATGGTTGGTATGAGCTACAGGTGGGAATCCCAAATAATTGGGTATTTGATGATAATAACGATGTTGAATGTGAAATTCTTGCCGAAGCCGAAGAAGGTAAGTTAATTAAGGTTTCACCAAAGAAAACTGGGGTAGTTATTGATGATTTGATTTTATTCGTTAAAGTAATTATCAAGACCAATCAGATGATTGCTGAGAAGGAAAGGGAATTTACTGAAACAATGGAAGCTATGAAGGGCGAACTCGAAAATAAAGCCAAGGCATATTATGAGGAACTAGACAAACTCAGAGAAGAATCCTTCAAGAAACAACAACGTGAATTAGCTGCTCAGAATGGTGATGCTCCACCAGTCAAGAAAAGTAGGGGTAGACCCAAAGGCAGTACCAATAAGAAAACTCAAACCGTAACAGAAGAGACCGAAGTCCTTGACGATAAAAAGTAGTGTTATGCCTATTGATGAAGACAATGACATGAGTGTTCTTGCCTATCATAAGTATCTGGAAGAGGATGCTGAGAGGAATAAAAGGAAAACCGCTATTGAGTTCGAACAATTGGGTGGACAATTCCTACAGGAGATTGACAAGAAAAAGAAGCGTAAGAAACTTACCCAAGAAAAATTAATCCCATACATTTTAAAACATACCAATAATCTCTACGATAAGGATGAACTCGATTCCTATACTCTCGAAGACGTACAGGATATCTATGAAGAGGTTAAGGCAAATAAAAAACCGGGAATCCTAAAGTTTTTTCATTTTCTCTTTAATATTGAATAATTTTTAACTATATTTGCCGTATTGATAATCTTAATTTAACAAACACGCAATGGCAGAATTATTCGAAACGGTTTTCGACCCCCAAGCAATCTACGAAACATTTTTCTTTAATGTAAAACCCGTTCTTACATATCCAAATCTTGAAGTCCTTGAGAAAGAAAATGAAAATTTATTCAATCGTTGGGAGTATTTGGCTCGAACCAAATATAATAAGAAATACTCTGATGATACAAAAGCCAATACTGTATATGAAGAACATGCTGTTTATTATCCTGAGTTCACAAAAATTGTGGCAATAACACATGCCGAACTTCGTGCCGAAGACGGGACATTGAAACGATATTTGAAGAAAATTGTGGATGCTGATGAATTGGTAGTTATTGCTGAATTCATGAATGCACTGGCACAGAAATCAAGTGAGGGTGTGAAATCAACCCCACAATACTTCCCAACACTCTGTGGACATAATGTGCTGAAGCACGATATTCCCTTACTTCTTAAAAGACTTATATTGCACCGGGATAAACTAGGTGCTGAGTATAAGATACCTTTTATCTTAAAACGTGTCCTTAACCTCAAACCTTGGGAGTCTGGTGTAATTGATACCGTGAATGTGTGGAAGTTTAATGGGTATGACAATACGCCCTTGATGTTAATTGCAGATTTTCTTCATCTAAAAAGAAACGTGGACTTGTTACCACTTCCTGAAGTTTCAAGAACCTATTGGAATCTGATACAGGATGGTGATGAAGAAGCAGCATTGAAGTTCGTATCATTGCAGTCCGCAACCCAAACAAATTTCGTGGTTCAAATTATGAATGAGTTGAGGCATTTTTAAATGTATTATGTTATAATTAATTTATGGGTGTGACGTGGGTTTCACCCTTTTTTTTTGTATTTATCTTTATGACAAAGAAAGGATGTTTAATATCGGGTGGTGGTGCATGGGGTGCATATGGTGGTGGAACACTGGCTAGGATTAATCGGAAATATGATGCTGTAGTAGGAGTTTCAACGGGGAGTCTAATGGCTCCCCTCACTGCGTTGAGGGAATGGGAAGTGCTAAAACATGCATATACGAATGTGGATAATAGTAAGATATTTGATAAGTGTTGGTATAAGGGTAAGGTCATTAATAAAAAGGGGAGATTTAGAAAATTTCCGATAATAATGACGTTGTTGCTTGGAGATAAAAGTATCTCTACTTCAAATTCCTTGAGAAAAACAATCATGTCATCATTTAGTAAAACTAAATTTAATAGGCTCAGAACCAGACAACAAGAAATATTAGTTGGAACTCAGAATCTAGCACAGATTCCATCAAAAATACATTACTTCAGTTCGATAGATGAGACTTATGAAGATTTCATTGATTGGATGTGGTGTAGTGCAAATTATCCATTTATTACCTCTTTAATTAAAAAGAGTTGGCGGGATGAAGAGGGTAAGTTTCACATCGGACAGTGGAGCGATGGTGGGATAAGTGAGTTGGTTGGTATGGATATGTTAGTGAAAAGAGGTTATAAGGATATTGATATTATCTTGCATCGAACAAAGGTTCGTGATAAATTTGAGGGTGAAAGAATTCATAATTTAATTGAAAATTTTAATGCTAGTCTTAGTGCAATGCGTTATGATGTTGAATTCGAACATTTTTATGATAGTATTGAAAAATATAATAGGAAGGGTATAAAAGTAACCGTTTACTGGCTACCACGAAAATTAAGTGAGAATCCAATGGTGTTTAATAAGAAAGAAATGGCTGAATGGTGGGAAGAAGGATATGAAACGGCTCTGGACCCAGAAAGAATGGAGATATTCAACCCCATCAAAAAGCGGTTTTAAGACGATTTAAGACACTTAAAGACTTTTACAACCTCGGATGGGAATCGAGGTAAATAGTCGCCAGAGCACCCCCAGATTAAGTCTGAGGGGTGCTTTTGCTTGTCCAAGCCAAATGCTCAGTAAATTTTCCTTCAATATGAGGCAAATCATAGAGATTATCGAATTGTTCCTCACTAAGATAGGCTCTTGGCATCTTACCATCACCATAAAGCAAGAACTCATTCATCTCGGTGATGGTGTTGAAGAAAATATACATATTCCGGTTTTGACGATAAATGTAAAGTAAACTATCGATACGATTACCCTTATCATCCTCGTTAAGAAGAACACCCAACGTATTGCTTTTGTTGGAGTATTCTTCTTCGTGTGCGGTTCTTATATATGTTGTCATGTCGCAAATGTAGTTAAAATTTATTGCATTGCCAATAGTTCATCTGTAATATCAGTATAGAAATATCCCAAGGGGTCTCTGGGTTCTCCATTCTTATGAATTTCATAATGGAGGTGAGGACCAGTACTTCTTCCAGTATTACCTACGGTTGCAATCAATTGGTTTTTATTGACCCACTGACCTTTCTTAACTTTTATATCACCACCTAAGTGAGCATAAAGAGTTTCGAAGCCATAGGCATGCTTAATAACCACACGGTTCCCATACCCGTATTTTGAATACATTATTGCTACAACTCGCCCCTGTGCAGTAGCATATACCTCAGACCCAATATTGGCACTAATATCAATTCCTTCATGGAAAAGCATCTTCTTTTCAATGGGGTGTTGTCTCCAACCATATGGAGAACTCACGTAAATGAAATCCTTAGTTTTAACCGGGGAAAGCGTGGGATAGTAAAGAATAGCCTTTTTATTATCCTTAAATCGAGGTGAGGTCTCTTGGAGACGTTCGAGTTCAAGTGCAAGCATTTCCGAAGCATATAATGCCCGGTCATCAATTTCAATAAACATGCTGTCATAGCATTCAAAAACATGTTCAGCACTATCGTTACGGTATCGATAGAAGTCAGTCGTATCGTAATCGACACCAAGCATCTGTGAATATAATATGTTGTTATAATCACGTATCTCCATAGCCATAGCTTCCATCTCAATTATTTTCTTCTCCATCTTCTCCATTTCACTCTTCAACTCCATGTTCTCGGTTTGTAGTCTGGAATTAATTCCAATCCCATTACTACTTGCGTTCATTGGTGCTGACATACCACCAATAACACCAAAAATTGCACACATCAGTAAAATAATAAATGCGACTTTTGCGATAACAGATTTTGTTCTTTTCATAATTTTGGATTTAATAAGATTATTTGTGGTCTGATTTCCAGTTAGTTAGAGGCGTTTAACTCTAATTCTTTTTGACCTAAATGTGGTGTATTTAAATGAAAATGCCCAGAAAAATCGAATTTTCTGGGTATTGTGAGCATCAGGCGGTTAAAACCAACCGATTTTCGTTTTAGGGGTATTCCCCTAGTTAAAAATTTTAATGTTTTTAAATAAATTTTCATTATTCTTGGTAATAAATACTAATTTTTTATAAAAAAGTTATATTACTTACTATCAGACACTTGGTCAGATGAAAATATCTTATAGTCCAGATTACCAATATGTTGATGAACTTCAGCTAATATTTCTTCAGCAATTTCTACCCGGATTTTCAACTGTTTGTGCTTCTGTACAACAGGATGTTCACGTAGATGGTCTTCAATGATTCTTAAGAGCATATCAGTTCTATCCAGTGCTTCGTGATAGTGATATTCATCCAATACAATTTTTTTCTTTTTTGACATGAGGCAAAGATAAATTAAATTATGTTAATATGCAACAATTATAATAATTCATGTGATTTACCCATCTTCATCAATAACTCGACAAAATATTGTTCCACCTCGTCACTGTGAAGATATTCTTTGGGTTCAAAGTTTTCATCAATCCATTTTTTCCAATACAACTGAACATCAAATCTCTCCATATCGGTAATGAAATCATCGATGGTTACCGGAATCGAAAGCATATATTTGGTACTGTCTACTGGTTTGTTCTTCTTGATAGTATAATAGGTTGGGTAGAACTCCAGAGTGAAATCATCGTTTCTGAGCTTACACCACCCATTTAACATATCTTTACCACGCCAATCATCGAATAGGGTCTCGCAAGACTTATCGTTATAAATTGGATATAACATATCGATTGTGAAAGGCGAAGCGAGAAATTGTCTGAACTTCTCGCTCCTATTTGTTTTACTATATGAAACAGTTTTTATCATATTTGTTATTTTAGAGTAACCGAATACATTCCATCATTATCATAATCAGTGAATAAGAACGTATCCCAACGAGATTCATAAATACCATCATCATGATTTCCATAGAAACTCAACACTTTTATAGTTGCTTTTCTTTCACTTAACACCTCTATTTCGGAGTGACGACCCATTCCCGGTAATGCCTCACGTCTTGAGGGGTAAAAGTGGTCATATCCACCTGTTGACGAATAGAAATCGGTTTTCACTAATTCAGATGCTTTCACCCAATTATCACCGTCCTGACGATATAGATAAACGTTTCGTCTCTTCGTCTCCTTCCCTATCAAGATATTGTTATCTAGGTAGCTTTTGCTTGGGTCTAATTCATAAGAGAGTACATATAGGTTTCCTTCACACCAGAATGAATATGTGCAAAGGTCCAGATATTCTTGACTGGTGTTAAAGACTTGGGCTTCAAGTGTTGATGGGTCAGCAAAACAGGATTTACTCATACCAGCTTTTTGTCCGAAGACAGCAGCCCCAAGAAATAGAACCAGTAAAATCGCAATTAATCTCATTAAATTTTTCATAACTTCGCTTTTTGTTTATTTGATTATACGAAAATTAAATGAAAATGTTACAATTTATTTCAATCCATATTCAGCCACAACCAATACCATGAGATTTTCTGGATGGTCTTTCTTATACTCATGTTTCATTATACTATCAATGGCAACATCGTTCAGGAGGTCGCCTACAGTCATCCATGTCCGGTCCTTTACTTCGAAAAGAACCTGATTCGTATCACTGTCAACGAATTTAACTGTTAGTCTCGGACTTGCTTTTGAATATCTCATTATCTTTAGTTTTCATTATTTGTGTTGTCATTCTGGGGGTTGGGTTGGAATGACCCGATTAGCTTAAAAATGTCGAAAAGCAACATTTTAATAATCCAGTAGACTACGACTATCTGGACATATCCAATATTTCCCCAGAGATTGCTTAGAAACAATTTCCACATCAACATAACTACCCCTCCCACAATTATGGATTCTATTAAGTAGTAACCCATTACCGGGAATAAATACGTTATATTTGCAAATATTTTCATCATAATTTCTTATTTTGTGTCAATTTTTAAACCCATTTCTTTCATTTTGAGCAATGCTTCTGCATTACCCATTGCATCATCTACGGGGTGATGGGTATGTTTAGTCACCCGTAATTTTTTCCATCCTGACCACATGTCCATTTTCATTCCACAGTACAGGTCACCGATTCTACGACTTGACCAACCAAAAGGATTTGCTCCATAATATCTAAGGAAGTAATAATTAATCCAAGAGGCATCGTAACCGTTATTATCGCTAATCAGAATAGGTCTGCCTTTGGAATGTTCGTCAAGCCAATCAGCGAAATCCGACATAACCTTTACTGGGTCATCGAATGTCAGATGTTCTTCTCTACTAAACCCACTCACGCTGAGTGCTCGTTCATCATATTTATCTGATATTGGCTTGGTCTGCCCATAGAAAGTGGTGTCGAGTTCGGGGGTCAACTTGACTACCCCGAAGCACACCATACTATTAAGTCCTAATAAACCGCCATCTGATTCTACGTCACAAATAAAATACGACATAATTTTAATTTTTTATTTATTAATAAATTTATTTTCACACATAACACCTTTCTTATTATTAATTTTTCTTGAACAAATACATAAATTACTAATATCACCAATTATTTTATAATTAATATTATTTTTAAAGCCATAATATACACTAATTTTATGGTCAATTACCGGATAATTAGGTTCATTATAATTTATTTTTTTATTTAATATTTCATCAGAATAATAACATTTCCCATTCCAACTATCAAATAATTTCTTTTTATGTTTTTTTGTTTCATTCCAAACATTTCGAAAATATAATTCAAATTCTGTTTTAAATTCATCTGGAATCCAAATCCCTTTATCTTCATTATATATTCTATATTCAATACTTTTTGAATAATGTGTAACACCATATCTACCAAATGATGTCTTTTTTCTTTTTTTTTCTGTTTCTGGATGTTTAGAAATATTTTCAACACCATATCTTTCAACTAATGTTTTCTTCTGTTTTAATTGAATCAATTTTGATTGTAATGGATTCTCAACACAATAATTTTTAATACACGTTAATTTCTTTTTTTTCTTAACTTCGGGTATTTGTGAAATATTTTCAACACCATATCTTTCAACTAATGTTTTCTTCTGTTTATTATGATTATTTAAATTATCATATTTACATAATTTTGTATTTCTAATTTTATTTTTAATTTCAATAGAATTGGCTTGACATTTTTTTGAACAAAATTTATTATATCCAGAATTAAATGATTTATATTTTGTTATATTACCACAATAACAAACACCTTCATTATCGGTTTTTATGAATTCATCATAATATTTTTTTGTGTCATATTCTGGATGATATATATTTAAATGCCATCTACAAAAAGTTGTTGACCCACAATTAGTTTGAGTATCACAAAGTTTACAATATAAATGTGTGTGTTTTTCCATATCAATAAATACTGTGATATTGAAAACGAACTACGTCTACAACAAATAAACTCATGATTATACAGTTAATGCCATTCGTTGAATATTAGCTTTGAAGGCTTTTGGTGCGAACACAAAAAGTACCATCTCATAGAGAGTGTGCATTACCACAAAGGCGTAGTGAATTGCGGTTAATAATATCCCCAACAGAATGCCGTAGGTTAATTTAATGAACCAATTATTGATTCTTCGAAATAACTCCACGAGTCGTTTCCAATGCTTAATCTCTTTCTTCCAGAGAATCTCAAATAGATTTGTTTTCATGTCTACAATTTAAAGGGAAGTTCCCTGATTAATGAATCCGGTATTAACGCATATTCTGTGGGAGGCAGATAAAGACATTTAATGGTTTGAATACTGGGTAGACTGAAGTCCGCAACCCATTTATTAGGTTTTGGGTTGTAGTCAAGCCTTTTCTTGGCAAAATATGCTGTGGTATCTGTCTCACTTGGAAGGATGTAGATTGTTTTCCACAATTTACCATTTGTTTTATAGTTATATCCGAATCCAACACAAAGTTCATCATCACTATTATAATAGAATAAGTGACGACTATAAACAGACTTCCCGGTTGTATCAGCACTAATGAGGTGGTCATCACGACCCAGTTCATTGTCTGTTGTGAAAAACGTGGAATCCATTAGAGCCGTATTGAGACTCATTACCTGTATTGGGATTTCCGAGACCGTAGTCACTTTCGTATCTAATTTACCACGTGTGGCGTAATTAGTGGTGAGGGTGGCAACAAGTGCCACACACCCACTAATGAATAATACAAGGTAACGGTTTTCCCAGAACCTCTTCTTGAAGAAGCACAAGGCAATGAAAGAAACTAAAACTACTGCTGCTATAAAAATATACATGATTTTTGCTTTTAAGTGTTAAACTAATTAATCTTCGTCAAAATCGGTCCATTCAATACCGGGACAGTAATCACTGTAACTCGCCCCGAAATACTCACCGAATATACCGGAGCTACTTCCAACTCCTTTAACAAGTGCACGGAGCATCCCCCAGATGAAAAGACCAACGGGCTTCAGGAAATAACTATAAATAGCGGTATAGAAGATGAACTTAATAATTGCCCAGATAATCTTGACCACCACAAATGCGATTGCAATTGCTATGTACTTAACTGGATACCATACCAGATAAATAAATGGTTCGATATACCAGACCCTTTTACCTCGTCTGTATTTGTTTACCACGGCTTGACCCCAACTCGAAATCAGGACATAAAGTAGATAAAAGACACCAATAACGACTGCCCCAAGTGCGAGACCAGCAAAAACCTCCCAATTGGCAATACACCAATCCGCAGCAACCATTAATCCAAGTGCGACATAATTTACTACAAAGTAAGTTACAGCAAGAACCACAAGAGTCACAACAAGACCCATGAATTGTTTGGTTCGTTTCACAATCATATTTATGCGACCACGTTGAACAGTGAAAGTCTTCTTAAACCATACGCCAATATTATCGAATCCTTTGAGGATTGGGTCTATACGTGCATCCCATTTGGCTCTGGCAAGCTCACGCTTCCTCTCGTGTTCAGCTTTTATTCGGTTTCTTTCTATACGTTTAATGCGGTCAACCTCACTTTGTGCAGCACGTCTGTTAGCCACGTCTTCACGCCATACTTCCCAACTTGTCTTGATTTCCTGACGCTTTTTCTCGTAATTGGGGTCGTCATTACCCAGAGCCTTATATTTGGTCGCAAGGAAACGTTCAAAGAAACCATCATCGCTCTGGTTAAAAAATATCTTAGCGGTCTTCGGCATCTTAGTGTCTCCACCGCCCCAATACAGGTCATAGGCAGCTTCATCATCAAGACCCGCAATCCAACTGTTGACGATTTGTTCCAACACAAAGAACAATGCTTTGGGAACCAGAAGTAAAATCCACTTAAGTGTGACATACAGGAGCTTAAACGGCAATACGAGAATACTGAAAATCAGCAGCCAGAAATACGGGCAACCATTCTGCATATCCTGTGGTGTTGGAGCATTATCCTTAAGGATATACTTCAACAATTTGTAGTGCCATGAGTTCTTACTGACCCGCATGAGCTTGGGTTTGTCGGCAACAACGAGGTAATCCTCGTCTCCGTCTTTCAGTGGGATAATGTCATTAAATGCCAAGTCAGTTCCTGCTATGACCTCAACAACTTTGAAGTAATAACCACTATGGTTTTTGTAAAGGAATGCTTTGAAATGGCATCCATTACCACCATAGGCTTTCGGGTCGTTGTACTCGACCACTTTGTTCAGCAATAATTTTAATTTTTCGTCTTTCATTGTTTTTAATTTAATATATTTAGAATCTTATCTTTTACTCCACTTTGTTTAATTCCTTCATTTGCCCGTGGTGTTCTGACGAAATGACTCTCGTCAATCCACGGACTTAAATCGAGGTCGTCAATGGCAACCCATTTTTCAATTTGGTGTTCATGCACATATTTCAATATTTCATCTGCACGACAGTCTTGTAATTGCGCCACCGATTTGAATTTAACCCCCCAAAGATTGGATGTGGTATCAGAAACAACCGCATTTACTGAATTCCATTTGAATATCTCATTCATGACCTCAAGACTATATTTCTTTCCCCAATCTGACGATAATATGATAATGGGGTCGGTTTTTTCGATAATTTTGTTAAAAACTTTCACACACTTCTCGTCAAAACGATAGCAGTCATACATTTCATGCCATTTCTTTCGATTGGTATAATATTGGTGAGTAGTTGCTAATACTCCATCAATATCGAGAAAAATGTAAGATTTAATATCCGTCATCACTGAGTTTGTCACTTATTTGTCCTTTAATTTCTTTAAGTTCCTTTAATAGATGTTTCACGTGGTTGATATGCTTGCTTGCCATCGGCTTTCCGCAAGTATTAAGTTTAATAAAGGTTTCAAATATAGCTTCTTTACTTGGATTTTCCAAATATCCATAAGAAATACTGTGATTTTCGAACTTATTTTTATCGCTTCTTGATAACTCAGAGTAATAATACCCGTTGTATTTGAAACGGTCTTCGTAGAAATCCCTGAGTGCTGATAGTCTTTGCTTGCCGTCCAGAACTTCATAATATATGTCGTGACTGAAGTCGAGTTGAACGAAAACAAATTTTCCAATGTCAATATTATTGAAAATACTATCAATAAGTGCAATCTTATCTGCTAGTTTCCAAACGTGTTCACGTTGGTACTCCACATCGAAGTTAACACCAACGTGAATCATATGTAGTAATGAACTAAGACTTGAATTGAGGTGACGAATATAATATTTTTCTTCCTTACGAAAGCTAGTGTCTTTGACTTCGAAGGGATAGAGATGATGCCATTCCATAATATGTTCTTCATTCACAAAACTACTTGGGTCTTCTGACCTACCACGTTTTACTCCAAGGCATTCAACACGATAGAACATACTATCATCATATTTTTCACGGACATAAGATTCTTTATGAGCACCTAGACTCACACGCTCACCTATTTTAAACTTCCTGTGGCGAGGCGGTTTTCTTAGAATACCGAGTTCGATTTTCTTTCTAATATCACGAATAGCTGACTCATTCAGAGACTGCTGTTGTTCTACGGGGTCTATTTTTTTCTTAGTCATATGCAATTATACGAAAATAATTTTAAATTGTTACAAAAAAGGGTAGAAACTTTCGTTCCTACCCTTCCTGAACTAAGAAGGACTCGTTATCCTTATCTTACTTATCTTCGGTTTTTTCGTCTTGCTTTTCTTCAGGTTCTGGAGCTTTCTCATCGCTCACTTCCGGTACACCTACCAGAATTTCAGCAATTGCTTTCTTGAAGGTTTCCTTGGGGAGCGCACCCATTGCCATTTGTGGTAGACCTTCTTTTGGTATAAAAAGGATGCTTGGAATACTCTGGATTCCAAAAGTACGAGCCAGTTCAATCTCGGCTTCAGTATCGACCTTATAGAAATCGATGTTCTCGTATTCAGTATCGAGTTCTTCGAGGATAGGTGCAATGGTTTTGCACGGTCCACACCAATCGGCATAGAAATCAATCACTGCGGGGTTCTTGCCCTTAAATGACCATTCTTTGTTTTGTTCATAGTCAAACACTTTTTCTTTAAATGATTCTGTTGTTAAATTTTCCATATATAGTTTTTATTTAAAATTATTTCTTATTTTTATCCCTTTACTTCTTTTGGCTTATTTAATGACCTCCACGTTGCGCAGCAATACCCAATCTGATGTTTACAATCGTCAATAGGGTCATGTTCAACCCCAATATTTGGGAACGTGGCTTTTATTTCTGGTTTAAGTGCGACCAGTGTCCTCACATCCATTTCAGACCTGAAGTACCAAGGGGTTTCAAGTTGACATGCAACATAAGCATCCTCAAGAATACCAATATCGAAACGAGCACCATTACCCCAAATCTTAACCTTCTCAACACAGTCTTGCATCCAGAGATTAAACTCACCTAACACACCAGCAAGATTATCACCTTTTTCACAAATTCTTTTTCGTGCTGCTTCACTTTGTTGCAACCACCAATAAATGGTGCTGCCATTAACATTTAACCCATAATCCAGAGAAGATTGTAAATCAACTACTTTGTAAAATTCACGTCCAGTTTCACCTGTTTCAAGATTAAATTCAACAGCACCAATTGATACAATCGCTGCATTACTTTTGTTGCCCATTGTTTCCAAATCGAGCATTACGTCTGTATATTCCATATTATCCATGTATTTGTTTAATGTGTTTCAAGAATTTTTCGTAACCATCGGCATACCTATATTCCTCACCATCTAAAGCAACCCCGATACCGTAAAGCAGGTCTTTTACAATCACACCGTCATTATCACATCCACCACCGGGTCCGGTTTTGGTATAGGTGTTGACATAATTCTTGAAGTAAATCAAATCAAACTTACTTTTGGGTTCAAGCCGAATTTCTCCATCATGAATCCAATCAAGTTCTGCCCAGAAATCTTTCAGTGTTTCTTGGTCAAGACGTTCTTCGTACCAACTCAATGCTTTTTTGAATATGGGTTTACGGTATTGATATTCCTCGACATATTTCTTATACATCGAACTTCCGTTGGTTTTACTGTAAAGACCATTTGCACGCATGTCAGCCATCTTCACAATAATCGAACGATAATCCTTCACGGTCTTACCCATAGTGAAGAGATGACGCAGTAAACGGTTTTCTTCATGAACATCAGTAACATCTAAAACAAGACGTGCTACTGCTTTGTTACTGGCTTCCATTATATCGTTGAATGTCAGTTGAGCGTCTTCAATTGTATCATGATAATATCCACCGATAATAGCAACACGATAATCATCATGTTTTAAAAATACAGTTTCATATTTCATAATACCGTCAACCACCATATCTAAATGAAAAACATAATCTTTACCATCATATTTACAATTGGCATTATTATGAAAATCATTGACTTTATTTCGGTGTTCATTCAAATATTCTTCCATGTTCGATAATTTACAATTTTCCATATACAAGGTTTTTTAACATTATATTTATTAGCCAAATCAATTGTTTTTGTTCCATTCTCATATTCACATCTAATTTTCTTTACAATATCAGGTGTTAATTTTGAATTATTATTATTTTCACCACATTTTTTTTTGCTCATTTTTTTACGTGTCTCCATAGATAATGGTTTATTAAGCCGTAAATCCCTTAATTTATCTCTAACTCTTTTACTATGTGTTTTACCAAACATTGGATTATTTTCACCAGAGACATCAGCATGGTTAATTGAAATATTTTGTTTATGTTCTTCGGTTAAATTTTTACCGAGAAAATAATTAATAACCACATCCCCCGAATCACCCCCCTCAGAAATATTATACCCAACATTTCGATTTCTTGAATTATGTTCAGCAATCCAATATTTTTCTCGGTCATTCAATTCAATCTCATTTTTACAATACTCAAGAATTTCAACAGAAAAATTACAATAACCATATTTCTTTATTGCTTGTTTTAATTTAATACCCGAACCCAAATAACGTCTATTGGTATTAGATTTATGTTTTCCTATATAAATTTTTCCATTAACTAAATTTGTTGTTTTATAAATATACATAATTATTTTTAATATAAATACTTCAAATCTTCAATAAGGTCATGTAAAAATATTATTTCTTTCTTTTAAATTTATCAAAAAATCCATTTGCTTTAAGTGATAATATCTTGAACACAATAACTGGAAGGACTATCATTCCAATTAATATCAACCATGCTGGTTCTATTGTTAGTTGTATCATGTCATTGTATTTGTTAATCCCAGAAGTTCGGCATCATTCATTGTAAAAATTCTAATACTGTCGAATTTACCGTTCCACATTGGGTCATTATTGTATAAATTTCCATCGCCTTTAGTTTGGAGAAAATCAATTGTTCCTCTATATCTACTATTCTTGGTGTCATGAACTATCCACCAACCATTAATTTGTTCATATGGACTATCAATCCAAACAGTATCACCATATGCAATCCTACCTTTATATAAAGTAGATGTGCTGTCATTAAGTAATTGCATCCTGTATTCACAGTCAAGCATTTCTTGACTAATAGCTATCCAGCGATGTTCACTGGCTTTATATGGATTAATTCTGGAACCATCACCAGTAATAGTAGGTGTGGCATCACACTGCCTGACTTCGGCATGGTAAATCGTACCCCAGATGTCGTCATAAATCGGCAATACAACTGGTTTAGGTGTAGTATCGACAGGTAATGAACTAAGTCGTGTTATTACCGAGGCACTTGTTACAGTCCTGAATGACAAGAATGTGGTAAGCGCAGATAGGCACATCAACACGATACCGACTAATAAATATGTAAGGGTTCTTTTCATAATATTCTGCAATTATACGAATAAATTTTTAAAATGTTACAACTTTGCATAAGAAAAATAAATACGTGGGGTTTGGAATTTAAAAACTTTTCCATATATTTGCGTCATGATAACAAAGAAAGAAATCAAATATGAAGCCGTAAGTTTCTATAAGGAATGGGTCGAAGGTGAACCCCTGACTCAAGACGTTCCCATCGCTTGTTATGTGGAAGGTGCTCAGTATGTTCTTAACAAAAATAAGAAAAATTATAAGAAAGCACTTAGGCATCTTGACCCGATTATACTCGGATTATCTGATGAAGAATGGAAACTTATTGTTAATGCTCTGAGGATAACTGCGGGGATGTCCCTGATTGAAAATAAGAAAAAACTGTAACAATTTTAAGTTGTTCTTCGTATAATGAGTAAATTTAAAACTATGGAAATTACAGAAAAAGCAATGGAGAGAATCATGAGCATCATCGAAATCGATGGGTTTCATGTCACATCACATGGAGACCCAAGTGTGGGCATTTTTGATGCGGAGTGGAAAGTATCGGAAAAATTTTACTTCGATAATCAAGACGAACTCAATGCGTTTAAGGAAGGTCTGAAAAGAGTATTCGAAAATTATTGTGGAGAAGTAAGTATCGAGACCTTCAATGAAAGGCAGACTCAAATCGAAGCCGAAGAACGTCAGAGGTACGAATCATATCCGGTACGATATCTTATAAGGGATTACGGTGACTGTTATATGCAAGCCGGAAGAACCGGAGTATATGGTAGTGCTGTTGGAGACGCTATTCACGTGGAGTTACCACATTATATTAAAGAGGGGGTAGATGATGTGATTAAGTCCAGCGACCCGGAGTTCCAAGAAATCCTACTTAAGGCAGCAGGTCGGCTTGAGAAGCAAATCATAAATGAAGAATATAGTCTGAGGAATGCCAAGCGGAACCTAGCCCTTATCAAACAAGAACTTAACTACGGGAAATAATTTCAGATAAAATATTTTAAGAATGAAAATAATTGCAATTAAAGACAGTAAAAGTGGTGGTTATACTGCATACCATGCAGACTTCCCCTCAGTGATTACTCAAACAGAAACCACCGAAGAAATCAAACAAAACCTAACTGATATTTTTCATGACATTATCATGAATTCCGAAATCAATGAACATGAATTTGATGGAACAACTATTTTATAATTAGTTATGGAAAAAATGAATCCCGCATATTTCTACGCAATACTTTGCATGATAGCAATAGTTGCTGAGATGATTACAGGTTTTGGTAATCCGTTGGCTGTTCTTATTGGTCTTGGATTATTCCAAATAATTTATGTATTGGATAAAATCCTAAAGAAATTATGAAATTCTTAATCCAAAAGATTGATAATGAAATCAGACACGATTTCAGTTTTACATTGCTGGAGAGCATTAGGTATCACAAATGGCTGCAAGGCGATGATGCCGAGGTGCAGGTGAAATATGTCAACTGCAAAGCCAATGATAAAGTCTGGTTTTTTAAACCATTTCATGAGCATTACGTGCCTGTTGGGAGCGTGGAATTTGTGAGTTCTTGGTTTCAAAGATTTCATAATCACGAACCCAAACCCATCAATATTCCTGATGAACTTAATCAACCCTATTTCACCAAGCGACCTGTCATTAACGGTACTCATGAAGACATCGATAATCTTGCACATGGTAAATGGTTTGTGAAAAGTAACGACATTATTAAAGGAATGACTGAAATGCTAACAATTGATGATAATCATTCTTGGAGCATCCCAATCGGTGAATATCAAATGTCGGAATATATTGACATCAAATCAGAATGGCGTTGTTTTGTTTATAATGGAAGACTTGTGGGACTCCAGAATTACAGTGGAGATTTCACGTTATTTCCGAATATTCCTACAATTGAGGGGATGATTAACGCATATAAATCAGCACCAATTGCGTATACGTTGGATGTTGGGGTACGGTATGGATTCAATGATACTTTCATTATTGAATGTCATGATTTCTTTAGTTGTGGACTCTATGGGTTTGCAGAACATAAAATATATCCGTACATGTTGTATAGGTGGTTTCACGAATACCTGAAGAAAGTAAAAAAATTGTAACAATAACTAATAAATTTCGTATAACAAATCAAAAAGCATTTATGAAAAAATTATCAGAAATTAGCGAAAGCATCCGTTCCAAAAGAAATGAGAGTTTAGATGAGCAGAATTTTTTAATATCAGCACTCCGTCTTTCACCCTACGACATCAGGAAAACTCGTAATACTGAGAAGATGAAGGAAGACCTTCTTCGTGACGGTCAACTTCAACCCTTAACCGTATCAAAGAATGGAAATGTCTATACCATCGTGAATGGTAGGACTCGCTATCTGGGAATGACCGCATTGCCGGAACATTTTGCTACTGCTGCTATCGAGGTCTATGAAGACCTGACTGTATTGGAGCAGAATTATCTCAATGCCCAAATCAACGTAGGTCAAAACCCCTTGCTTCCCGATGAGAAGCGAGATTTCATTATCAAACATAGACATGAGCTTCCTATGGAAGACATGGCGAAGGCACTTGGGTTGGGCATGGAAATGTTTAAGAACTACGAAGCCACAACAAAAGTTACAGCAAAAGTTCTTGAGGCATGGACACCTAAAAGTGAGGGTCATGGACGTGGTTCAGTTAAGGTCGAGGAACTTGGAAAAGTGATTCGGAAATTCGAACAAATGGGTGTTAAACCCAATATGAATACCCTGAAGAAATTAGGGAAAGAGTCTGAGAAATCTGAATTGAAACGTGACGAGAAGCGAATTCAATTTCCCAAAGTAGTGGAGAAAACTGCAAGTCTTATGAAAAACACTGCTCTGGTTAAGAAATATGATGTTGACACCATTATTAAGAGTGCAGCAAAAGAAGTCTTAAATTCAAATTCAAACGGAACCAGTGGCGATAAACTCCCACAAAATAGCAGTGAAAAATATAAAATCACTACGACCCTGCTGAAGACCAAGTATGATTTTGCCGTCCTTCTATTTGCCGAGGGACTCTATAGGATTGATGACGAAGGTAACAGTGTGGAGTCCGAAACCAAGCGCATTATTGATGGTGTGGATGAAGTTATTGTCGTGGGAAACGAACTGGAGAAGTTATCTGAAATCGAAGACTATGCTCTCTCCGTGGGCAAAACTATTACCCTTCACAATGAAGACGTATTGGATGCCTGTGAGAATGATTTGGAAACCGATGACAGGAAGGGATTGATATACGTGAATGGCGCATCGTTTTTCGCACAACGCCCGGAATTCATGAACTACCTGAAAAAGAAGTATCCGAAGTCAGTGGTAGCTATGGTTGTTCTTGATTTGTTTTTTGGTAGAAGTCAAGCCTATGCAAAAGCCATTCTAAAAGAGAGATTGACGGTATATGCTGGTGCGGAAACCTTTGATGAGGTAATCGCTCAATTCAGGAGCAGGGTCAAGTTTGTGAAAATCAGGAAATACTCTGAAGCCCCACAAGAAAAATACATAATCTATTCATAAATAAAACGAGATGAAAACATTGAAATTATTTGGAGCACTAATGCTCATAGCACTTTTATCAGGCTGCAAGGGTAGTGATGATATGGAAAAAGGCGAATCACGTTTTTTATATGAGGCGAACCAAGTTGACCCCGACAACATTGAGAACAACTATGATGTGATTGAAATCGATGGTTGTGAATATATTGTTTACAGCGAAATGCATGGCTATGCTGGTTATGGATTCATGGCACATAAAGGTAATTGTAAAAATCCAATACATAAACATTAAGATATGACAATTAAGCAAATTTTTGACGAGATTGGCAACGAGTCCGGCACAAACATGAAGATGGAAATCCTTAAGAGGTATAAGGATAACGAACTTTTGGTGAAGGTCTTGTACCTCGCCAACTCCAAGCGAGTGAAGTTCTATATCAAACAGATTCCTGAGTACCATACCACTAATGAATTATATCTTCAACACAAGTCTTTGGAATATGCATTGGATGAACTCTCAAAACTCAGTAACAGGGAATTAACTGGACATGCAGCAATCGCTCACCTTCAAGAAATCCTTGGGTATCTTGATGCCGATGATGCTTATATTATTGAGCGTATCATTGAGAAGGACTGCAAAATCGGCATGGGAACCCGGAACATAAATAAGGTGATTCCCGGTCTCATCGAAAAGACGGGTTACATGGGTTGCAAACCCTATAGCCGAAAAGCCATAGATAAACTACTGGAAACTGGTCTATGTTACAGTCAAGAGAAGATGGATGGTAGGTTCGTAAACATCATCATACAGGGTGGTGAAGTAGCGAACGAGAGCCGACAGGGTGAACCCACGTTATTGGAAGACCCGGCATTCATGTCGGAACTCACCAAACTCAAAGACTGTGTGATTAATGGCGAACTTACTATGGATGGTGTTGAGCGATACCAGAGTAACGGAATCATCGCCTCACTTATAAGTATTGCCACCAAGAAAGGTGATGGTAAAGATGTAACTAAAGAACTTAAGAAGTTCGAAGCCAAGCATATGCCATACCGTAAGGCACTTGATGCTGTCAGGGTTACGGCATGGGACATCCTGACCATTGACGAGTACTATACAAGGAAATGTACCAGACCATATCATGAAAGACTCGATGACCTCGAAATTACTTTCCTTGGTGGTGAGAGGCTTTCGGTTGTTGAGACCAAGATAGTAAGCACTAGAGAAGAGGTGATGGCGCATTTCATAGAAGTCCTAAAACGCAAAGGCGAAGGCACTGTGGTTAAATCTATGGATGGGGTCTGGGCAGATACCAAACCTAGTTACCAAATCAAGGTCAAGAAGGAGATTAATCTGGACCTCAGAGTGATTGGTTTTAATTACGGCACAGTCGGGACCAAAAATGAAAACGTAATATCAACTTTCGATGTCAAATCAGAAGACGGATTATTATTGACTTCTCCCGGCAATATGGATGAAGACACAATGGACTACGTCACTTCCCACCAAGAAGAACTGATGGGTAGCATCATCGAAATCAAGTGCTGTGGTGTATCTCAGGATGAAAAGGGGAACTATTCGACCCTTCACCCCACCTTCAAGGCATTCAGGGACGATAAAGACGTTGCCAACACCCTTGAGGAATGTATTGAGATAGACGAATCAGTAATTCTCTAATAATGAAACTCAAAGGAAGATATAGTCAGAAGTACACCGTTGACCGAGTAAACAAGGAATTGGTTGTTGAGGTCGAATTGATGCAGAGAGACGGTCTTCAGAAACCCGGTCAGAACATCTGGTATGGGGTGGCAACTGCCAATAATAAGGTTATTAAGCACAAGGATTTACCATATTGCGTCAATGCCGAATACATGGCAGAAACAATTGCATTGGAAATTCTTCAGGTGTGGAAAATCCGAGCCAAGAAATTAGGAAATAGTTTTAGATTAAAAAGAAAATGACGAAAACCAGAACAGATTTCGATAAGGTGCAAGAAGAAATTGCAATGGTCGTTAATGACATGAAGTCTCGATATCCGGGTTGTCATTATACCGTCAAACTATTATTGTGGGATGACGGTACGTCCTCAATCGAGTGTCGGCATGGACGTGATACTGGAACGGGGATGATTATATGTGTTTCCACATATTATGAAGGCGAATTAACTCATGAAGAATATGCTTTCGATTTTGACACAATTAAAATCGATGCGAGGGGTAATGAATATAATATAAAAAATAATGAAAGTCAAGATTTTAAGAGACAAAGACACTAAGGAATTCATTCATCTCTACCCATTGGGTGATAAGATTATGGTCTGCACGGGTGACATACCAAGTGTACACCCACTAAGTGCAACAATGGAGTTGGTGAAGGAAATGTACCCCAAGGAGAGAGTTATTGATGGTGACTACAATCACTTCAATAACTTCGAACTCGTGGAATACGACCTAATTGAAGCCGGAGAAGTCGGTGCAGACATTCGAAACAAACTCAGTCCACCAATGAATCTGGTGGCATTACTTGAAGAATATTTTTCCGGTAATGAGGAAGAAGATGAGAAGGTATTGCTGGATTTTATTAAAAAAGAGATGGCAGAAACAAAAGTTTCTGTCGAGTATCTTGCAAAATTGCTTTAATATATATATATTTGTTGAAAGTTCTTTGAAGTCTTTCTGCTGAAAGCAAACAGTGGGTTCTGCGTTAGAATTCTGGAAGTGTCCGTAAGAGTCCAGTTTATGCAAACAGAGGTTCACCTACAATCCTACCAAGAGGATGTTGTTTGTGTTAAGATACTATGGGACATGAAAAAGTCCCGCAGGTAGCCATTCCATGATTGGTAAAATTCCAATTAGTATTCCGCTTGGAAACGGACAGAAAGACTTTGATTTTTTGCGAGAAATTCTGTATCTGACGAATAGTACTCAGTGTCAGGGTGATGGTATATGGTAAACTGTAATCAGACGTGCACGGAATGATTATAGGTAACATTTAGCTGGGGGGTTCGAATCCCTCTTCTCGCTCGAAGGTTGGATAATACGGTGTTGCAAAGATGAAAGCGAAAGTGAGCCAGTGCACTTACCAGAGTACTGAGGTAAACAAAAGGATGAGCTTAATCTTATGTTTCGCAGGTTCGAATCCTGCTCCGACCACGAAGCCTAACACGGTGGCTACGTGTTCAATGCTGTATAACGTGCCTACGGGATGTAGGTCTGAATGCCAGACAAAAAGAAGGTGCAGCAAGCAGGAAAGGTTTCGCAAACCTAAGATTCGCTGATTTGATGAAGATGTAATCAGCAACCGATTGAGGGTCTCCTAAGTGGGAGGCATTCTGACCACAAGGGAGACCCTTTTTTAATTAAAAATTATATTGACAAACATAAAATAAAGTGAAATGGCGTATATGCATATTAGTAACCTTTACAAGGACCAAACAATAATGCTTTTTAAAGAGGCATTTTGTCTCGAAAAAATCCACGGGACCTCCGCACATATTGGATGGAAATTCGAGACCAAAAAAATTAATTACTTCACTGGTGAAAACCACAAATTATTTGTGAGTTTATTTGATGAAGACTTTTTAATTAAAAAGTTTGAGGAAATCTTTCCTGACCAAGATGTAACTATCTTTGGTGAACACTATGCCGGGAAGTGTCAGGGGATGTCACATAGGTACGGTAAGCAATCCAAGTTCGTTGGGTTCGATGTGAAGGTGGGTCATGTCTGGCTTAACGTACCAAATGCCGATGATGTATGCAAAAATTTCAATATAGAATTCGTGCATTACGACAAAATTGAAGTCACTCTCGATAATTTAAATAAGTATCGGGATGAACCCTCAGTCCAAGCAGTCCGTAATGGCATTACAGAACCACAAAAACGTGAAGGTATTGTATGTAGACCATTGGTTGAAATGCGTACTAACAACGGTGAACGTGTTATCTGCAAGTACAAGCCTGACGAAGAAATGGAAACCAAGACCAAACGTGAGGTAAGTCCTGAACAACTCAAGGTCTTATCAGATGCAAAGGAGATTGCCGAGGAATGGGT